TCCAGCGTACCGGGCCATAAGCCAAAGCGGGTAACCGGATTCGAACCGATGAACCTAGTTTGGAAGACTAGAGTTTTACCACTAAACTATACCCGCAAGCAAGAGGGTGTAACCCCTCTATGGTATTTGAAATTAGAAGCGCTGAACTTCAACAAATGAACCTTGCTTAATAATAGTAGGTGCAGCGTTATCTGCATACTGAGCGAATTGGAATGAGACAGTACCGTTTGCAGAACCATTCTCAATAACTGCTTCAGCCTCTAAGTAACCAGCAGTACCGGCAATATTCTGATCCTTAGTAGGGTCAGCAGCAACGAAGGTACCAGAAAGTATAGTACCATCAGGCTCTTGACCATTCCAAGCTCCATGAATATCTGTAACTGTTGGAGTGTCGATTTTAAACTTAGCTCTACCAGTAGTGTTCTGTTCCCAATGAATATGATACTTAAGAATCATACGCTCGTACTTAGCAATTGGGACATCCAAAGGTGTTACTGTACGTAATGTATCACCTACGTTTGATGCTGCAGTTTGAGAACTCTTAGGACCGTAACCAGCGTTATCGGTTTCCCAATCTTCAGTCAATACTTTACCAGAATCAAAAGTTCCAGGTGCATATACTACACCACCAGTGGTAACATTGGTATTAAAAGGCATTGTTTTAAATAATATGTTTGTATTACCCTATGTATAGTTCCGCTATACTGTGGGTTTAATAGTTTTGCGTGGTTTCGCACGGTACTTCATTCTTATGAAATTCTAAATGAGAAGATTCAATATAAATGAAAAGGGATAGCAGTAATAAAACTGCTACCCACGGTCCATTAAATTTAGAAACTATACTTGGCACCTATTTTAGTACCGTATGCAGTGTCAGCAGTATCATCAGTTGCAAAAGATACTTCTCCATATACACCTAACTTCTCAGTAGCTGCAAATTTTACTCCGCCTTTACCTGAGAAATCGATGTGAATTCATGCGACCTTCAAAGAAGGTTGAACGGACGTGATGTTTTATTTTTTCTTTGTACCCTTTTTAGGTGGGCGACCTACTTTGGTACCATAAGTACCTTTACCTTTAGGCATAGTCTACCTCTTTAGTTACCGCTAAGTCAAGCGGGAAATTGTGTGCATTTCTTTCATGCATTACTTCCATACCCAGGTTGGCACGGTTCAGTACGTCTGCCCAGGTAGGTACGATCCTACCATTGGCATCAACGACTGACTGATTGAAGTTAAACCCGTTGAGATTAAAAGCCATAGTGCTGACTCCCATACTGGTGAACCATATGCAAACGACTGGGAAAACAGCAAGGAAGAAATGAAGAGCCCGACTATTATTAAAGCTGGCGTATTGGAAGATAAGTCTGCCAAAGTAACCATGAGCCGCGACGATGTTATACGTCTCTTCCTCTTGACCGAATTTATATCCATAGTTCTGAGACTCAGTTTCAGTTGTCTCTCGAATGAGTGAGGAAGTAACAAGACTTCCGTGCATAGCAGCGAATAAAGCTCCCCCGAACATCCCAATAACACCAAGCATATGGAATGGATGCATGAGGATATTATGTTCGGCTTGAAATACGAACATAAAATTGAAAGTACCGGAAATGCCAAGAGGCATACCATCAGAGAAACTCCCTTGTCCAAAGGGGTACACCAAGAACACAGCAAAAGCTGCTGATACTGGTGCTGAATATGCTACTGCTATCCATGGTCGCATTCCTAATCTATAACTAAGTTCCCATTGGCGTCCCATGTATGCTGCGATACCGATGAGAAAGTGGAACACAATGAGTTGATATGGTCCTCCGTTATATAACCACTCGTCGAGGGTTGCAGCTTCCCAGATTGGGTAGAAGTGAAGACCGATTGCGTTAGATGACGGGACGATTGCCCCTGAGATGATGTTGTTTCCATAGAGTAGAGAACCTGCTACGGGTTCGCGTATACCATCTATATCAACTGGAGGAGCTGCTACGAATGCGATTATAAATGCAGTCGCTGCTGTTAGTAGTGCAGGAATCATAAGGACACCGAACCAACCAACGTATAGTCGGTTGTCGGTACTTGTAACCCAGTCACAAAAACTCTGCCAGTTATTAGTTGGTTTTGTTATTTGTACTGTTGTTGCCATTTAGAAAATGCCAGGAATAATTTGTCCAGTTACTATATATGAACCAAGGGCAGCCACAACTCCTATCATAGCTAGTTGTCCATTCACACGTTCAGCATTTTCAAAGTAAGGTTGTTCAATTACTTGTGTTTGAGCTTCAGTTGCGAATCTGTTTTGGCGTCCACCTTGTTCAGTTGTAGTAGTCATTAATAATAAAAAGTAAAAGTGCGTTATGGCCGAGGACGATCTTTCGGGTCAGCCGGTATCACTAAAACTTAATTTTAGATCTATCTAATTTATCATATACATCTTGTCTATAAGCAGGATCATTCTCATAACGAGGGTCACTCATAGCTTTAACAACTTCTGCTTGACTACGGAATGAATCTGTATTTGCTTGTGCAGATTTACCTGTTAACATACGTCCTTCATAACCATTTGCTTCATCATATCTAGCTTTCAAACCTGTTACTAATAACCTTATAGCATCAGCATTACCAGTATTAACTATATTATCAAAAGCTTCTGCTTCTGCATCAGTAACATTTTCATTGGACCAATCCATTAAAGCTCTATAATCTTTCTCTCCACCTACTGAGTCAGTTATAGAAATAACTTCTTTATCAGTAAGATCTTCTACACTTGTGCTATTATAACCAGATTGAGAAGCTACACCTTCTAAATAACTATCAACAAAACGCTCAGATAAACCACTGTCTATAAGTTGTTGTTTAGTTTCATTAGATATTTTACCTTTAGTCTCATGGAATTCTTTATCCAATTTAAATGGATCTAACCCAGCATCTTCAAAGATAGTACCAAGTTTTTCACCATACCCTTCTTTGACGGTAGCATAATTAACATTACCATCTTCAAGGTAAGCATCTTTATAGCGGTCATTATCTGTTGATGATTTATTTTCAGGTTCTTCTTTTACTTCTTCTTTTACTTCTTCAGAAGTTGGTTTCTCTTTATCTTCAGATCCTAACTTCTTCTGAAGTTCTAGGTAAGCTGATTCTAGTTCTTGTGCGTCTTTATATTTACCAGCTAATAATTCACTCTCTTGTTCGGCGAGCTTCTCACCTACTTCTAGAGAATTCTGTTCTTCTTCATTTAATTCAGGCTGATCAGCTGGGGTTGGATCATAAGTCAGTGTTTCGGCCATTTGCTGTAATTACTTTTAAGTTTCCAAGGCCAACGGTTTCTACAAATTGTACACCGCGACCAATTTTTGGTGTGCCAACTTTATCTTTTTTGGCATACATGTTATCAGGTTTTTTTAAATTAGGTTCTATTTCAGTAACTTCAAAAGTTTCTGGTTTACTAACCTCCGGTAATTTCGGCTTCCGTCGGCGCGCCTTCCGCGGGCGTGTTGCTTTGTTCTCCATTTAGAGTAGGGTTTTTAGATGGATCTAATGCAGGTGCTCTAGCTAACTGACCAGCTTGATCCGTCATGGATTGCATCATCTGTTGCTGTAGCATTGCTTGCTGTTCTTGTTCTAACTGCTCTTCTGATTTAACTAAGTTAAGTACATCAATACCTTGAGCAGCTGCTAAACGTTTGATAGCTTCACCTGGATTTATAAATTTAGATAATGCTTCTGGACCCATAGTTTGTGCAATGGTTCCTATGAATTGCATTAAGCTTTCTCTATCCTGACCTCTACCTAGAGCATTGACTCCAGCTACAATGGTAGGACGTACTAAATCTTTAGGTAGTTTAGGTAATTGATTACTACGTTGTAATACTAATAAAGTTCTATCTAAATATGGTATTAAGAATTCAATTGTAAGTAGACTGAATAACCCACCTAATTGTTGTTCTAATTCCATCTGCGTGAGGCGTACCTCTTCCGCAGTTGTTCTTTCTGATTGCCTAATATTTAAAACAAGGAAGGCATCACTAATACGTTTCTCTAAACTTTGAGCCATCTCAGAAGCTGTTCTGAAATCAGCAGTCTTTCCTACTTGTATAACTGATACATCATCAGGCCTACCTTGAACGATTGCACCATTACCTGCATCGGCTATGGTCTTAGGTTTAGTAGTTGAGGATGGTGATACAAGGAAGACTACTTTAGCTGCTGCTGCAGAGCCTTCTACTAGTGCCTGAGAGAGTGCTTCGAGTGACCTTAGATCACCTAAGAATTCCTCTACTCTAGAACGACCATAATCTTCTGAATCTACAGTATTAAATCTGAGGACTAACCATGGAGATGCTTTCTTTGGTGCTGTGCTGCGACTACCAGGAAGTATCTTATCAAAACATTCCTGATGCCAAACCCAGCGTCCACTCTTCTCATCCAATCGAACGTAAGTGTATACTTCTACGTCATCATCATCGGAGCCTGTCTTATAACCATCATTCCCTGGAGGATTTGGTTTAGTAGGTTCAGGCAGCTCCATACCTAATACCTTTCGACTAATTAATTCTTTTGTAACGATTTCTAATACGTTACCATCACCGTCTCTGTTAACTACGTAACGATTTAATGGGAAGTTTTTCAACCCATCTTTGCCCATGAATATGAGTGTGTTACCACCAACAATTAAATGTTTCAGTGCTTGATGTACAACTACTCTATCATTTGAAGCATTGATGTAATCCATTATCATCCTTTCTATTTTAGAAAAGGATAAATCTAATTCGCTACGAACTTCAGGTGGTATATCTTCACCTAATTTATCATCTCTAACTTGTAGTTTAAAGAACGTTGTTTGTGGAGGAATCAAAGCTAGCATTAATTTTGCCGCTAAATTCACTGTACACTTAGCCCCGACTGATTGCCAAGGTGTTGGTATCCGTCTTTTAGGTTCCTTTAATCTATCATCATCAACAATTAGATAAGGTAAAGTGAGACGTGAACACTCAACTGCAGTATCTAAAAAATGTGTACGATTAGAACTTAGTTGTATGTACCTATCTCTTGCCTTCATGGTGATACAACTCCTGTTGGAGATTTCCTACCACCTGGATTAGGCACTCCTGATGACACTCCTGGTGTCTTTAAGGCTCCAGTTGTTGATTCAGGACTAAGACCTAAGCTAGCACGTTTAGATGCTTTCTTAATTGGTGCTGCATCAGTTGGATCTTTAATTTGTTCAGGTGCTGGTGCATCTTCTTCCTGTTGTACAGGCATCAACGGTGCTTGGTCTGGTACTTTCGGTTGTTTTGGTCGCATAAATAATGACTGAGCAAGCGAAACTACTAAAGGTATAACCCAGTTCCATGCCATTTTATTCTTCCTCCATTTTGGATTTAATATAATCAATCACACTGGCCTGTCCAGCACGATACATTATTGATTCAATTTTTTCTTTGGGGTGGACAGGTTGCCATTTAAAATGGCCTTCGATTTCATCTATCAATTCTGATAGTCTTTCGTTATGTAATTTTAAAGTATTGAGGGTGATATCATGCATACTTAGGTAGGTTTGTATTGGAATGCTCAAAGAAGGCAGGCATTCTAGCTCTCTTGGTGTCAGAAAACTCTGGGGCTTTGCCCTCATACATTAACCGATCACTGGCATCTAGCCAAAATTTTTTGTCTAAATATCTGTCCTGAGTATTTATACCTAATGGTTCTAGTACCCAGTTAATAGTGGCCTTCCTAAGTTTATCCAGAGAATTAGAAGGAGATAGACCCAACTCAGCGCATACAAGAGAATTACTTCCGACATGGATCTGCTCGTCCCTGGAGATGTCGGCAGATACAGTGCGAAGAGCAGGATCCCCATTAAACCTAAAGAAAGGGAGTAGAACAAAGAAGATTGCTCTTTCAGCCACGAGAGCTTTAAGAATTGTATGGTCAGGATGTTTAATCCAAGCATCTCTTAATAACTTCCCCTCCTTTTCATCTTTATCATTAACATTATGTACATCTGCTATATATCCCAATGCGAGATCGTGCCTTTCCTCATCTTCAACATTCGATTCAAGGAGTTTTCTGGCATTATCGGGAATATTCTTCTCCAATGCTTCACTAATAAAGCTTCCAACAGGGAGCTCCATATGACGTATTGAGAGAGCACGGAGGATGGTTTCTTCTGCACCGTATTTTACCTCTCCTTTGGTGGGTTTTACAGGGGACCACTTACGTTTGCGGTCCATTAATTTATCGTAGGGATGTTTCCTCATTATTCTTGACAATCACAGGTTATTGGCTCGTTTCCGAGAATATCCTGTAAGTAATCATCGACTTCTGCTTTATCTAATGCTGCATACGCATCGCTTTTATCTTGCACGTCGCCCATTACTTGCAGGGAGTAGTAAAGGGAGGTCTGGGGTGAAAGCAACCACTCTTCCACGAAGTTTCTGTCGTATGTTACAACATCACTCCAGCTATTAAATGAATAGCCGTGAAGAAGTCCCGTATTATCTAAAAGTATCATTAGTTGATCTGCTACTAATTTGTAAGCATCCCAACCAACTTCACTAGCGATTTCTACATCGCCATAATCATAGTGTTCGACACCAAAGGTGCCGCTGTCCCTATCTACTGACTGTGAAATAGGGGGTGCAATTTCTGGTGTAGATGTAAAGCCATCTAAATCCTTACTCCTATAAGAACAGGAGGCAGTAGGTGCTATTGCAAAGGCACGTACCATATTATGTGATCTTGCTATATATGCTGCTGCTTCAATTGCTTCTTTTAAATTCCAAACTATTTCATGTAAGATTTCTTTACCAGTTATAGGTTGATTAGAATTTAATTCAGATAAAGCTTGTCCAAATTCAGCGTATGTTACTCCGTTTCGTCTAAGGAAGTTGGATAAGCCAAGCATTCCGAGCCCAACTTGCCGGTCTTGGT